GTTGTCACCCAGGCCACCCATGGCCTCGGGGGATTCGGTGGCATTGACGGTAATGCCGTTGTGCTCGAAGTTCAGAACCTCAGCCATAGTCAGTCAGCCTTCTTGGCAGCGGCCTTTTTGGCCTGGGTGGAGGGGGTTTTCAGTTCCAGTCGACCGGCGAAGTGCAGGGCACTGGCTTCAACGTCGAGAAGATCAAGGTCTTGACCGACGCTCGACCAGTGCCCACCGCCGGTGGGGAATGGGACGAGCACGGTGTAGGTTTGGCGGGTTGCCATTTTTCGTTTCTCCATAAACGGGAAAGCCCCTCTTGGGGAGGGGCTTGGCGGGTGTTGAATGCATTTGGGGGATAAGAAAACGCCCCGAAATTCAGGGGCGTTCTACTGAAGGTTTGTGACTGGCGTTTCAATCATGGAGTCTGGCCAGCCCTCGGTCAGCATTTCGCTGCCGTACTTTCCTGCTCGAGCAGACTCGGACAACGCTTTTTCCCGATCAAAGCAGGCCTGAACATGAGACCGCAAAGCTTGTGCAATTTGCAGGATTTGCGGGGCGGTCAAATCGACAAACCCCGCGACAGACTTGTAGCTGCAGCGATATTCAGGATCGAGCATCGCGGAAACCGCCATTCCAGCGATCAGTGATTGACTGTCACGGGATGAGTCTATACCTACTCCCGCAACCACGATGCCCGAACCTTCTCGGCGAAATCGCTCTTCAGCAATTAGGTCCAATTGATGCTTGACGAACATCTCGCCGTTCGCCAAACCGAAGGCATCTTCCAGCTCTTGAAGGGTGGGTTCATGGTCAAACAGTACTTCACCGTCAGCCAATGGCCAGTCTGGGGCGACACACCGAAAGGTCGTCCCCACATTTGAGTAGGCTCTAAACATAGATGACCCCTTAAAAAGTGTATTGGGAGATGTGGACATCGTTTGCACGGGAAACCGACGAATAGAGTCGATAAAAGATAGTCTGCGGAGTCGTCATGACCAGATCAGAGAATGGGCTGAGAACACCCAGTCCGACGATTCCACCGATGCCGCATGCTTTCAGCCCCACTTCGGTGACATCCGACGAAAGCCCCAGAGAGCCACCACCTGGGAAATCAGCGCTTCCGATGTAATGAACGTAACCACCGACAGTTTTCGCATTCCTCGGAACAACAGAGGCCAGCGAGATCGGTGTCGGCAACATCGATAAACCGTTTTCCAGCACTATCGTCTGAGCAATGGAAATTGAACGCTGATGCTGAATGCCGGTGTTCATCAATCGATTGGCATCGGTTTGCCACACACTGACGAGCGCACTTGCGCTATAACCGGCGGGCATGCTGGTGCCAGCATAAACGTCGGGAGCGGAACTAGATGTCGCATTGATGCCCAGCAACTTCGCAACCCTTAACTCGGGGTTGTAGATGACGTAAATACCGACACTACCGTTGACAGGTGCAGCACCGCTGTCCATTCCGCCAGCGCCAGTGACTGTCAGATTTATCGAAAGACTGAGATTCGCCAACTTGTACTGACCGACACCCGGTTGCTCGACAATCAGTTGGTCAGCGGTAAGTGTTGCAACCGATGCGGCAGCCGGCAGCGACATTCTCAGATTACGCGCGGCGCCCACCTCTGCGCCGTTGAGTCGGGCCAGTTTGGCATCAGCCGCCAACGCAGCGACATCAATGTTTCCCTGATTGATCGGCGCGTTCCAGGCTTTGATGCACCACATCACCGCAAGGTTACGGGGACGTGCTTCAGCTCCACCCGACGCCTTTGTTACGACATCGTCAACATTGTTGTATTGCTGAAGATAATTACGTCTGACATCTCCGGCCGCGAAAATATCGCTGATGACGTCATAGGTAGTCCCGTGAATGTGGGATTTATTGTCGTCAGCTTGCCAAGTGCCGATGCCACGCCCGGCGTCCACGCCGCGTCCGTGATCCCAGCCACGAAGGAACTCACCACGCGACTCCGGCAATCGGAAGTTGCCCGCACCTTCATTGCCTTTGTTATAGACAGTGCCGAGATAGGCTGCCAGATCCGGATAAGTCGCAATGCTCTGCACACTGCCATCCAGCTCCAGATAACCCGGCGCGACGATGCCCGTCGGGAATGCCAGAACAGCACCCACCGGAACAGCGGATTTGAGCCGTTCGACTTCCTTCGCCAGCGCGGCTACGTCGATGGTTCCCTGATTGACCGGGGCGTTCCAGGCTTTGATGCACCACATGACGGCGATGTTGCGAGGTCGTGCCTCCGGGCCACCAGAACTATTGAAGCCTGCTGCGAAATTGGTCATTACGGCCGTATTGCCGTTGTCTACCACTACGGCACTCGGATTACTGCCGGTCGCATTGGCGAACGCCTGCATGCGGGTGACGGTATGAGCATGCGCCTTGTTGTCGTCGGCCTGCCAACTGCCGAGACCACGTCCGGCGTCTACTCCACGCCCATGATCCCAACCACGCAAGAACTCCCCACGCGCCTCGGGTAAGCGGAAGTTGCCAACGCCCTCATCACCCTTGTTGAACTTGCTACCTAGATAAGCGCTCAAGTCCGGATAAGTCGCACTGCTCTTGACGCTGTTATCCAGCTCCAGAAAACCCGGCGGCGGTGCATCAACCGGGAACGCCACAATCGAACCCACCGGCAACGCTGAGGCCTTGGCAATCAGCGCTTCGACTTCAGCCTTGGTGTACGAATCCTTGATGCCAAATCCTGCCAGCGTCTCCGGGTTTGCACCCGCAGTCGCACGACCATATTCGTCAACGGTCAGACTCTTGTAAGTCCCGGCAGCAATCCCGGTGCGACCGGCGAGCATCTTGAACGTCAGCGCGGTGGTGCCCAGGATGACCGGCGCATTGGTGGTCAGGTGCCACAACGAATCACCGTTCGCAGTGCCCTCCTCGACCATGACCGTCAGGCCCGGCGTGACCTTGGCGTTACTGTTGGCATCGGTCGCCCGTACCCAGTCGCCATTGGCAACGATCCACAGTCCGTTGTCCTTGGCCAGGGTCTGGTTCGCAACAAGCACGCGGTCGCCAGCAATCACTGCGACACCGTCAATTTGCTGCGCACCGTTCAATACGATGTTGGTGGATGCCGCAACACGCACCGACTGCTTACCATCCAGCTTGCCGAGTTCTTCGGCGAGATAACTCATGACCCAGGCACGAGTGGCTTTGACCACCGTGTCATCAATCAACAACGTCACCAGCGAAGCATTGCTGGTCTCGAAAATCGAGCGAATGTAGAACTCTTTACCCGAACCCGACGTCGCCAGTACCGGTTTGAACGACTCCGGATATTTGACGATGGCGTAGAGAATCCCGGTATCAGTCCACAGCCCCGCCTCTCGCACATACCAACCGCCAACATCGGGCGGGATGGTCACTTCGGCGAGCAGCCAGCTCGGATTTTTCTCGTCCTGGAATAGCGCATTGAGCGGCCCGCGCCAGACTTCGCGTTTCAGCGCAGTGGCGGTGGCGGCCGGGTTGTAGACCGTGCCGCCGCCGTCACCGACGGAAATCTGCGTCAACTTGATCGGCGTGCCCGCGGCCTTGCACGCCGTTTCGTAGGCAATCCCTGCGTTGGTGAGCAGGGTGTAATAGTCAGCCATTCAGGCCCCCTGAGGATAAATAGTGGATGTTTCGACGGTGTACATGCCGGCAGCCATGAACGCCTCTCCCGAGGTTTCAAGGCCTTCGATGAACACCGGATAAACCGTGGTCAGCTCACCGCAGAACGTCGCGGCGCCGATGACGTGATTGCCGAAAGCGCTCAAGCCGACCGAGACCGTCAGCACATCGCGTTCGCTCTTGGCATCCGCCAGACGTCGGTCGAGACGGGCGTCGATTTCTTCGCTGTAGGGTTGGTCGCTGAAGGCCCGTACAGAAAAGCTGTACGGGGCACCGGGCGGTGTCTGTTCGTACCAGGCGCGGATCTCGGGTCTTAATTGCAAACCCTTGGCGGCGTTTTCCAACGCCTTGTGGGTGCCAGCCTGGCGCGCGGTGGGCCAGGCCAGTTCGACGGTCAGGCGTTTTTCAGCTTCCGGTGCGGCGGTGCTCCATTCAGCAACACCGCGATCCGCTGCCAGATACGGCAGAAAGGCGACTGGTGTTTCTGCTGGGTTCATCAGTTCGGGAAACGGCGGCGCGATGCGATCAAGCAGTGCGCCGAAGCCCAGATCCAGACTTCGTTCGAGTGCCGAGCTGTTGGCCGGCAGCAGCGTCGGACGCTGAGTTGGCTCACTCATAGCGTCAGCACCTCAACTTCGACTGCGGTGCAGTACGGCGCTTGAAACGCCGTCGTCACGATCGGCGCCAGCGGTTCGAGAATCTGCAGTTGCACAGCGCCGGCGCTGTGCAGCGTGTAGTCGATCCAGCTTGGATCAACGCGGCCTTCAAGACGATGGCAACTGTCAGCGTAGGCCTGCAATTGTTGCTGTGCGGCGACTTTGGTCAGACCCGAATCCGGGCCGGAATTTATCTTCGCGACCACGCGAATCTTGTAGCGCTGAATATCGGCTGCCTTGACCGTGACAAGGTCGGTTTCCGGTCGTACATCAGGCCGCGCGAAGTGCTGACGAACGCCGTCAAGCAATGTCGCGGAAGGCGCGCCATCACCGTCTCGGGACAGCACAGTGACCTGCACTTCGCCCGGCGCGGTGCGCCGACCATTGCCATCCTTGACCTGTGCAGCGAGGCCGTCCGGGTTGAAGGTGTAAGTGACATTCACCACACCTGCCTCAGTGGATTCGACATGCACCGTCGGACGCTCGCCGAGGGTGAAAACTTCGCGGCGATACTGCATCCGCGAACCTGCTGCCGGCGCATGGGGCGCTAGGTAATAACGCAAGCGGGCATCGTCGTCGCTTTCATAAATCGCCGGCACTGGCGGGAATGCCGCCGGGTCGCCGGGATCAAGCAACTGCCGCTCCAGGCCCATGTCCGCTAGCCGCGCATCGAGATTGCTGCCCGTTGCCCACCACGCCAGCATCTGTTTGATGCGAGCGTTGTATTTGCGCTCGTGGGTTTGCAGCCGCACGCAGAAAGCCTCAAGCGCCAGGGTCAGCAGTTCACTCTCGTTTTCCAGGCTGGTCTTGAGTTTTGCGGCACTGTCCGGCGAGCGCACACCGACGTATTCAATGACGAAAGTCTTGAACTCGGCGAGCAAGTCTTCAAAGGCTTCAACGGTGATCAGCGCGGGTTCGGCCAATTGGTTCTGGCCGGGGATCAACATGCTCATGTCACGACCTCGAAGGTTTGTTGACGGTTTTTCCAGGTGCCGGCGAAGCGCAGCAGCAGACCCGCGCCCTGGCGGCTGGCGACGATCACTTGTGGCTGAAAATCATCGATACCGTTTTGCTTGTTGTAGAACGCTTGCGCGGCGTGGCTCTGGGCCAACAGCAGAACGTCGTCACCGAGGTTCTGCCCCAGCAGCGTGGGGATCAACGATCCGTACAACGGGCGTTTTTGCCGGGTGCCCAGCGGTGTGGTCAGGGCCCGGGTCGCGCGCTGCACAAATTGCAGCCAGTCGTCGACCGTGGCCCCGCTGTCTCTATCGATTCCGATCATGTGGAGGCTCTTGAATCATGGGCTGATGACACGGCCCTGGTGATCGACCAATGGACCGCTGAAGTGCACGCCCGAAGGGTCGATGGTCATGCCGACGGCACCCAGTTGCAGGGTGATCAGTTGTGGCGTCATCGCCAGTCGCGCCGGGCCGATGCTCAGTTCCAGCGACTCGCGAGAACCGCTGAAAGCCGTTGGGCCGTTTTGCCAGTGGAGGGTGTGCGTGGCATCGTCGTAGCCGCTTTCGCTGCCGTCGACATGAACCCGCCGCGTCAGCGTGGGGACAGTCGAAACGGGTGGAAAGCGATCACTGTTCAGGCCGAACAGGGCGACACTTTGTGCGCCACTTTCGCCGCTGCCGTAGTTGAACAGCAGACACTGCTCACCCACGGTCGGAATCCGCGACTCACTCTGTGCGCCGGCGCTGGGGTTGAAAAACTTGATCGCTGGCGTGAGCAAGCCACCGTGGCTGACCTGGCAGGTATTGCTCGCCGCATCGACTGTCTGGCAAATGCCGATGCGGCAGAAGCTTTCAGCGCGGCGGTGCAGGTCGTCGATTTCCGCTTCCATTTCGGCCAGGCGTTCGATGATCGGCCCCAGTTGCATGCGCAATAACGCGTCGAACATCGGTCAGGCCTCCAGCGCGGTGTATTGGTCCGGATCGTCGATGTTGCTGACTTCCCAGGTGCGGGCGAATTTCGGTGTGCCCAGCGGGTCGTCGAGCAAGGTCGGGCCGAGGTAGAGGGTCTGGTTGAACGTCAGGGTCCAGGCCTTGAATTGCTGGTCGGCGCGAATGAGCATGGACGGCAAACCATCCATGTTCATCGGCAGATCGCATTGATCGCCCGGCAGGCTCCAGCGATTGTCGGTAATCAGATTCTTCAGTACAGCGATCAGATCGCAGGCGGCAAAGGCACTGGCCGATAGCGCCGGAACAACTTGCAGCGACAATGTCAGGACATGAGCGATACGCCCATCTGCGGCACGCTGTCCTGATGCATTTCGGTCGAAGTCGATCAACACCCAAGCCTGATCGCCCGGTGCAGTGACATCATCGTGATTGCCGACATTGATGTTGAGCCCGGCAGTGTTGCGCAGCGTCGTCGCGATGGCTGTGAACAGTTGCGACGGCTGCTGGATCGGTGTGGGCATACATGACCTCCTTTTCAATCGTCCACGCGCAGCCCTGCCGCCCAAAGGGCGGCACGAATCACATTCGAGGTTAAGGCTGGTCGCGGGGTGGGACTTCGCAGACGCCGATGCGCTTGGCGGCCCAGCGTTCGTACAGACCGATGGCCACATCGGCCCCGGCCATTGCGGTGAGACAGCCGAAGGCGCCAGCGGCCCAAATCGACATGCCAGCGGCGTACAGCAGCATGATTGCCGACACGCCGCAGATCATGCAGGCGCCAGAGCGCAAGGCCAGACGCCGCATAAGCGGCCAGCCGCGGGCGCCCTCCTTGTCCGCACGCCACATTTCGCCGGAGACCCCGCCTACCACGGCGAGCAGGATGACCAGCCAGATCGGCATGTCCGCCAACGCTTGTTGCTCGTTTGTCATGTCACGCCTCCGGGAGTGTTGGATGAATGGTGTGTGTAGGGTTCAATCGTTTTCTCTTGAGGTAGGCATTCCAAAAAGCCCGGCGCAGGGCCGGGCTTTTCAGTAATGCGCTCTCGATAGAGGCCATGAAGGTGATGATCGAATCAGAACGGTGCCACCGGCCAGTTGACGGTGGACGGATAGCCGGATTGTTTCTTCATGTCGCTGAGACCCACGCAGTACTGTTTGTAGGCGAGCAACAGCGCTTGTTCTTCAGGGGTGGCAACATCCAGGTCGACCTTGTAATGCAGAGAATTCAACATCAGCCACTGGCCAGCAGCAGACAGAAGCTCCAGCGCTTCTTGCGCCACATCCTTTTCGAGCTCTTGATAGGTGGGTTCACTGAACTCCCAATCAACGAAGTTTGTCGTCGCGCCCTTCCATCCCACCTGGACTGCCGGGTTTGCTGTGATATCCACCCAAAAACCATTCGATAACTGTGCTTCTACTGGCATGGCCATAGGCTTCTCTACAGCGTCGACAATCACCAGAACTTTGTTGAAGGCTTTGGAATAGTTGAATCGAACAAAAGCGTAGCGGTTCATTTGTTTCTCCTGTTTGCACTCATCGCGAGTACTGTCCTTGGGTTTTGCTTACTTGCCTCTCCGTCAAGGTTCTTCAACGGGATATCCATCAGGCAGGCATTCCAAAAAGCCCGGCAGTCCGCCGGGCTTTTCAGTAATGCGCTCCTTCGCCTTCCTTCAAATCCTGTGTTCAAGAAGGAAGCTGACTTTTCGGCGCTACTGGCGCGGTACGAGTCCGTTCAAATTGTTTTTCCGACCGCGGTCCCTGCCCGCCGGATAACTGCTTCTGGTGCTTTACGCTGCACACCCGGGTCAGTTGCCAACCCTCTGAACCGTTGAGGCCGGTTCATCGCTGCCTGTTCTTGTGGAACTAAAGAGCTTTCTTGCCAGCCGCTTTATCGAGCGGCTTGGTGACAAGAATATGCATGTATGCATATCCAGTCAATGCGTAAATGCATTTATTTATGCACAACAAATGCGTAGATGCATGAAAGCCCCGCAGCTCAAGGGTTTGGCGGTTTCATCAAGGCGAAAAAAAACCCGCCTAAGAGGCGGGTTTATCTGAGAAGGGTCGGGTTAGCGGGCGTACATGCCCCACCAGAAGACGTGACCGAGGATGACGATCTGCTCTTCCTGGATTTCCTGGAAGCTGTAGTCCTCGTCCGGATGCTCATCGCGATTGAAGCTGCGCAAACGAATACCGGTAGGCAGACGATAAAGCTGCTTCACACGCAATTGGCCGTTGTGATTGATCGCGTACAGGTCGCCATCAATGATGTCACCGATGCCGCACTTGCCGGCGTTGACGCCAACAGTGGCGCCATCACGCAACACCGGCAACATGCTGTTGCCGCGCACAGTCACGCATTTGGCCTGGTCAAACTGCACACCGTTATGACGCAGGCTGCGCTTGCCGAAGCGCAGGCTAGAGCGCTCGCTCTCTTCGATGACGAATCTTCCTGATCCAGCAGCCAATTCAACCTCGCGAAGGAACGGCACCGACACTTCGTCATCATCGACCGGCGTATCGTCGTCCCACAGCATTATGTCCTTGAGTTCCGCGTGCACGTCTTCACGCGCGGCACCGGCCGACGGCGCGACATCCGCGCGCCCGCGCAATTGATCGGTGCTCACGGCGAAGTACTCGGCGATCTTCGAGATGTGTTTATCCGAAGGATCGACGATCTTCCCGCTGAGAATCCGCGAGAGAGTGGATTGAGGCACGCCGGTGGGACGGTG